CTTATATCCTCAGCTCCATATAAAAATAAAAGAATATATTTTTCTATAAAAATAAAAATGATTATATTTGCATAGAGAATTAAAACAAATCACTTTTAAATATAGACGTTATGAAAAATTCAGTAACTTACAACGACTCCCAAACACTAAAGGTAGTTCGTAATTTCTTAGAAAAGAAATCTACATTTGAACTTGACTCTGATGAACAGGGCAATCTCTGTAATCTCTTAATGGAACTTCTAATCAGATTAGAGGATGATTACAAACTCAATTGCTTGGATATTAACCAAGTTCAAATAGAGGATACGGCATACTATACCTTCATCTTCGAATCGGCAATAACTGCTGATACTAATCCCTATAAGGGACAATTAGCTGATGCTGCTATTGAATTCATGAATGCTTTCACAGATAACGACGGTACATTCATATCATTCAATCAACTTGATAAAAACAATTGGATTTTCCAACTTAACTTTTCTATATCATGAGAAAATACCGGTATACTCCACAATTAATGGTTCCCTCTACAATTGAGATGGAAACTGGAAACATTAGGTTAGGTACTTGGACAAGATATTTTCTATCGCTAACTATGTTACCTGATCAGATTAAGGTTAACTGGAGGGTCAGACCCATAAGCAAAGATCCTGATCAAGATGGCAAAGAAGAAATCTTTAAATCTCCTCAGGAATATATGGACTGGTATAACAATCTAAAGAAAACTTACGGGAAGAGAATTACCCGTAAGGGGCTATTTAGATTTGCCTATGATGAGGACACCAAACAATTCTCATATCAAAAATTCACTAGAGCCTCATCCTCTACAAAATGTAACGAATGCGTAATTAAAGAAAAAGAATCTGATAACCCAGAACCAAGCCTGGCAGATGAACTATACTAATACCAAAACTTAATCACTTTCTTTCATTTGCCGTTATGGGAGTTCTCGATCAAAATCATAATCTAACTTGTGTTCTACTCAGAAATATTAAACCAACCCAATCCGCTTTTAACCCTCAACTCAACTAACAAAATATGAAACTAAATTCAACTATTCCCAGTAACTTAACCATAACAATAAACGATTACCCAATCGGATGGGAATGGCTAGATAAAGTACCTTTAGAGGACTTTACTTGGCTAATAGAAATATTTGCTACCATGACTGATAATACGGATACTTACGACTTTGCTACCTTCGATAAGGAAGCAACCAATGGAGAACCTCCTTACCCCGTAATCGAAATCAATAGGAAAGGATTAGCCTACTTCCTAAACGATGACCAAGGCTATAAATCAGGTATATCAATGTGCTATAAATCAGGTATATCAATGTACGGTCACTACATAGTATGTAAATGCTTAGACATATCTTCAGAAGAGGAATACATGAATCAATATACCGATATCCGAATACTAACTAATGAACTAGAGCCATGCTAACAAAAGGAAAATTCCTGGTATCTTTCGAGGTACCAGGTCACACTAAAGACTACACAGAGGGTTTCACAGAGGAAATGGTAATCCCATACAGAACTGAGGAACTAAATCCCTACCTCCGCTACCCCCACCAAGAAATAAACAAAAATCATCTTCACTCAGAATTCATAAGGCTAAGGTTAAGAGAGATATTACAAATAAATCTAAGTGATATAACCATAATCGATATAATCCCACTACCATGAATATCACAAATCCTAAAGGTAATCCTATCCCTAATCACCATCCCAATTCTCATACACAATGAGAACACCTACCAATCCCACCCCAACAAAACAAAATAAGGTACATAATATCACAAATCCTAATCCCAATACAAAGGTACCTATAACCAATACCCCCCTCCCCAACAAAAACAAAAAGAGAAATAATAAAGAACCCATACACTAAAGGTATACATAATACCTATATACCCAATCAATATAATCCTATCCTATACCTCATATAATACACTAATACCTATTACCATATATCATCCTTACTATTAATACTCATATCATATAATACATATCTAAGATACATATACAAGGTATCCCCGGGGGTTTCGAAAATTTGAGGTACCTCAAGGCAATCCCCCCTACTTACTATACAAAACATACCACACTACTATATAGCTACTATACTCTAGAGCTACTTGGCTCATTTTAAGGTAATCACAAAAAGGCAATAAAAAGGCCCCTAATCTCCATAAAATCCTCATAATCCCAGTACCATTAATGGCCGCTTATTATATACATATATAAGGTAAAGTAAGTGAAGGTAAAAGGCAATTATAATACAGATAGTCATATAGCTACAAACGTATGTAGGAGTGTACTATAGCTTTAGTACAGTAGTCGATTAATGGCCCCTTATTTGCCTTTTGCCTAGATACCTTTTATTAGTATATATATATATAATAGTTGATAAAATAGGCTACGTGTTAAAAAGGCAGTGTACGGTTGTTCGTAGGATGTTGCCTTTTACTGATTTTGTGATTTGTGGGGCAATGGGGATCTCTTGGGGATTTATATTTGCCTTCAAGGTACCTAGAAATAGGATTTTATGGGCAATCATAGGGGATTATTAGGCAATTATCCTAGTAACTATGTAAGTTATTGCATTAGTATTTATATTATTGATAAATGCAATAATTCTAGGACATTTTGTGATTTAGGGGTACCTTTGATTGCCTTATTAGGTATAGGTTTATATAGGGTAAAGGTTATAAGGCAAATTAGGATTATGGCAATCTCCATTCATGGCCTCAAGGATTTAAAAATATAATCAAGGCCCTTAGGTACCCCTATAAGGCAATTGAGGATTTGCATATATAATATTTAATATTTATATTTGCATTGTAATAATAACTAATTAAAGATAGACTTATGAGAACAAGTATTTTAAACACTGAATTTAATTTTGCAAAGAGTATTAATCTTTCATTAATTGCTGTACCTGATTCCTATCCTCATTTCGAACAGGGGATCAAGGATTACATTTATCCCATCCTTTCTGAAATCCAGGAAACCCAAATCCCAGAACGGTTAACCCTAATATCCATTAACACTATCGACCATGAGGAACAAGGCTTTCACCTATGGTCCTTTACCATTAAGGATCCCGATACACTTACCCCAGAAGAATCTTTAGAAATCTCTAATCAATTACATCAGGTATTTCCTTTCGATCCCGAAGCTTCACTAGAAATGCCCCTAATACATATATGGTCTACATTGGTCATGGTAACAGTTCCTTTCACTTGCTAATTAATCCTACTAAGCCTAACTTTGGTCCAGGCCTAACTTTGGTACTGGACTTTTTTATGTTCTTACTCTACACCTATTTTCAAAATCGCTATCCATGGCCCTATATTAGGTAATTAGGCTCTAATACTCCTATACCTATAAGCCTTCTAGAATATTCCCTTAATGGCTCCTATAGCAATTGAATAAAATATGGGATATTTACTACTGGGTACCATTAATGGCCTATGAGTATATAGGTATACCCAACCTGAACAACCTTACTCTCTATTCATACAGGTAATCTATATAGCTACAAAGCGTGCGTGATTTTAAGCTTGAACGTACCCCCAAATTTAAGTGCAAATTTTAAACTACTTTTTAGGGTGCAATCTAAAAACCTCTCCAATTTTTAGATTTTTGCAAATTTTAATTTTAAAATTTTTGATTTTTAAAAATTTCATTTTCTTGAAAATTTTTCTTGAAAATGTTTGTAGATTAAAATAAAGTCCGTATCTTTGCAATGTGAGAAAAACAAAGCGATATTTGAATGAATTTTTAATTAAAACTTTTTAAGAAAATAATTTTCTAAAAATTTTGTAGATTAAAAAATAGCTCTTATATTTGCAATACAGAAATAAAACAAAAACCTTTTCTCTTTTTCTTATAAATCATTTAGTTTTATAGAGAAAAGGAAATAATAAAATAAACATAAAAACTAAATGTATTTTTATTATGTTAACAACAAAAGTAAACAATGTGAATGTAGAAAAAGCTATTGCAACAAGTAAAGCAAACGCTACAATTTCTTTTAATGAATTATTTAAAACAACTAAAGAAAAAACAAACGGACTATTAAAAACGTCTTTAGGACAAAAAACAGAAATTTATAAAAATAGTTTGTTTGATGGCATGGATGAAAAAAAGAAAAAGGCAGCAAGAAAGAAAATAAGAAATTACACTTATTCTATGCTTTCAACCATTGTTGAAAATAAATCAGAAAAATTAATTAGTGCTTTTTTAGATTTCTACAAATCTGCATACGTTTTGAATGATTTTTCATTTGCTTCTATTGCAAGCGAAAACACTAAAGAAGAAAAGAAAACCATTTTGAAAAAAGGCTTAGAGATAGTAAAAGGCTTTAATAAATAATACACTAATATAAGGGAGTATTTTAAATACTCCCTATTATAATCTAAAACATTATGATATTATTAAATATAGCTTTATTTGCTGCATTATCTCTTTTAATAAAGCAAATGTATAAGGACACAAAAGAAAGTTTAAATAACGAAGAAAACGAGTATTTTAAAGACTGAAATAAAAAAAGGGACAATAAAACATTGTCCCTTATCTTTATTTTTAAAATGTTAAAATTAACGTAACCGTTCGCCCCTAAAACTACCAGGAAATTTTTGCTCTACGCATTAAGAGGTACCTTGAGGATTCTTCACCCTTTTTAGTAGGCTATGATTTTACCTCCTCACATTAAAGGCCTACCAAGACTCCGATTACTGAGGTAATATATTATCTATACCATCCGAAAAGATCCATTCGAATATCGTTTTATAATCTCCATCTCCAGGATCATAATCTAAAGTAGCAGAAGGAATATGAGAACCTTCAGAAGAGTCCATATTCCAATTCCATCCCACATATACCCAGTCATCTTTAAGGTACCAAAATTCATCAATAGAATATAACTCTTCACTCTTATCCTCAAGATAATAGGTAAAACCTCCCTGGTTAACCTCAGGAATATAATTCTCCCAGAAACTTTTTCTCATAAGAATCCTTAATCGAAAAACTATTACCCCTCCATTCGTAAAGCTTGATAATAGGTTCCTTATATTAATACTATCTACCAACCAATTCTTATCACTCTGGGGAGATATCACAGGATAATGATCTAAGGGGGCAAACTTCTTCTCACCTTGTCCTACCTGGATGCCAGATACTTGCATAGTAGGGAAGAAGATCATACCAGGATCCTGAGTAATCCTCACTTGCTTCTCTACTCCATTACTCGTTCGGATTCTAAGGCTCTCAGACCTTTCATCTAGAGACATATTTTCCTTAACATTAATAACTACTTGAGCATTACCATTACCTTCACTTGGAGATACACTTAAAAAACTTTTATTCATACACTTACATATTAAAGGTTTATATGGGGTTATAGTATAACCCATATACTTCACACAAAGAGCCAGAGACCAAACATCCCTGGCTTTCCTTTCTATAAAAGGGTATCCAATATCTTCTTAACCCTATCCTTCCCAATAAGCCTTCTACCCTTCTTTCTCTCATAAAAGAATACATAATACTTCTGAAGTTCTATCATCCAAGTTCTACTCCCTCCCTCCAATAATGGTTCTATTCTCATCATATCCTCAGGATTAATCCACATCTGATACCAAACACTATTACCCTCAGAACACCTTAGGATTCTCTTTTCACTATCATCTCTAATTCTTTCTACTGTTACCATGTTTATATAATTTTTCTCTAGAACCAGTAAATATCAAATCTCTGTGTACATAATCGGAATAATTCAACCTCTTCATCTTCATAGCATAATCCTATGGTAGCATAAAAATCTTCTCCATAGTAAGATCCATCTGTTGCTGCAGTATAATATTCAATCCCCTTTATAGTAATTTGATTAAAGCTTACACCCCTACCAGTTAGAGATTGATCTATTAGAGCATCTTGAATATACATCGCAGGGTTTCCATACTCCCCAGGAGGTAATAATTCATCTACTATATCCTTTCTGATTAGGAGTTGGAAATATGGTATAACCTCAAACTTTTTTTCATCTGTATTAGATG